AAAGGGGGGCTACGCCTTTATCTTGCTGAGCTAGGATTTGATGATGCACCTGGAAAAACTGTAGGACATCGAATCTTTACAAATCAAAGACTTAGTGATGAAAGTGAGTTCATATCATTTTCTATAGATTGTGGGCACAAACCGCGAAGAAGTATGAAATTTCCCTATGTAGTCAAAACAATCAATATCTTGCGCAAATATCAGGCGGTTTTAGAATTATTTGAGGAAGATGACTATGATGCGTAATGCTGAAGAATATACGATCTCAGTACGGCGCGAGAACATAGAAGGCGAAAATCTGTATGTAGCTCGCGTTGAGGAATTACCCGACGTTGAGGAGTATGCCGATACATTTGAGATGGCCAGACAGTTAGCATTGGAAACAGTGACTACAACTCAAGAAATTTTTGCCAAACAAGGTAGGGAATTCCCTGCGCCTAAATCTTTCAATGCTCCGACTGCAAGTGGGCGCGTAACTCTACGACTACCAAAATCAGTACATGCTAACTGCCTAAAAAATGCTGAAAATGAAGGGGTGAGTCTTAATACATACCTTTTGACTTGCATAACTTCATACAGAAACCAATCTTTTGAATCAGTCAAAGTTATTTCAGTTGAGCAGTTAGGATTAACAGCTCAAGCTTTACGAGATGACTTTCCAAAAATTAGTACTCAGATCAAGAGGCACGAGTTTAGTTTAGCTATGGAAACTAGGGGTTCTGTGGACAAAGTTTCGTTTAGAGATAAACTTGACGACCTTCCTCTTTCCTGTCAAGAGATAGCCGCATCGTTCAACAAGGTAAAGTTCCATAATGCTTAACTTTTTAAAAAGCATACGACTTATGGATATTACTCCGATATTGAATAACATATCATTCGATAGAAATAGGGTAATGTCAGAAGATGCAACTGTTACTTTCAATATCAGAACTGAGTTGACTGAAAATGTTGAAAATGACTTATGCAAATTATTAATCACTGCCGAAACCCGCGGCGCTCAAAGTGATGGACCAGATATTTTTACACTCACATTAGGTGTTGAGTACCTCTTTAAAGTGATGGATAAGGAAGCCTTTTCTTTCTCAGACTCTCAAGAGCGGCTAAAGTTAGCAACTAATACTGTTTACTTAGATTTTCGCAAGAGATTAACCTTAAGTATGGAAAGTACTGGTATGTCTGGCTTTAAATTACCTTACTCGATCGAACTGCTAAGGGATAGCAAATAAACCTAACCCGGCCACCGTGCCGGGTTTTTATTGCCCATTAGTCAATCGCAGCACTTCCCTTCCGCACTATCTCCGCTGCATCCCTGTTAACACCTTTCCCAATCACGTTCCCCGTCTCTTTTCGATACTGCTCCAGCTTTTCAACGACAGCTTCCTGAGTTATCGGCTGATTAGCGAGCGATAGCTCCATAATCGCCCGCCCCATAGCTGCAACCATCATGTTCACGCGCTCCTCGTCCAGATTCATAGCCTACCCTCGCTCAGATTTTGACCATCACAAGCTATCACAGCCGATGAATTGAGCACATCAAAAATAAAATGTTAATTGAGTCATACACATAACGTGAGATTTAAAATAATACACATATTGTGATTGACGATAAAATCACATTACGTGTATATTTAACCCATCAGCAGGACGCACTACTCACCAGGACGGTGATGCTCATTAACAGATGGCCCTGAAAAAGGGCAAATACACCGAAGCAGACAGCTTCTGGATGATGTGAATTGCAGCCGCCAGACGGCAACCGCGAGGATAAGCGACGCGGCGCATCATCCAAAAGCTAACTGACAGGAGGATGTATGAACGCACAAGAACGCCGCCGCGAACGTCGCGCCGCTAAACAGGCAGACTGGAAATCAGCTAACCCCCTGTTAGTGGGCATCAGCGCCAAGCCGGAGAGAATCACGCTGAAGCTTAACCGCAAGGTTGACCGTGTGGCTAAGGCATTAATCGCGCAGGACACAAAGTATTACGACAGTGCAGATAACCGCTGCCTGCCAGAAGTAGCGATGTACAGCGCGGGATTCCGCAAGGTTCGTAAAGACGCAACGCATATTGTTAAGTGAGGCAGAATGGAAAACACAATCTATGCCATAAAGCTAATACTGTTATTTTTTATCTTCATGTACGCGTTATCAATTGCAATTAACCTTGCTGACAGTAAACAAAGCCGGCTTCCATGGAAGAAAGTATTTATTACCACCACCCGAATCAGTTTATCAATGGCACTAGTTTGTCTTTTTGTGGGTGCAATTGGTTATGCATTATTCAAATAATGTTACAGCGAGGTAGGTATGGAGAGATTTAAAAAGGCATCTATAACCATAGACGCCAGTGAAGCGGTTAATCAGCTAAACGAAATTATTGAACAGTTAAAGCCCTTTGAGGGACTTCCTGATCATATCATCAAACTTCTTCTTAGCCGCGGCAGTAGCCTGTTCGATTACGTCGTCTTTACTGATGGGTCTTCCGCACTTAGCGCAACTGACATCAACGAAGTTATTATCAAAGTCAAAATCGTCGGGACGACTGATCAGCTCACTGCCGCAATCAGGGCAGGCAATTTTTAAAGTCTGCGTACTCATAGAAAACAAATCCTTTTTGACTGTGGAAACTCCAGTCTAAGCCCTTCCTTGGCTGTGGAAAGTGAAGGAAATCACGCGCCGGGCGTGGCTAAACATCCCGGCAATCATTCAAAGGTCGCTTAGGCGGCCTTTTTTATTAGCAACGTTAACAGAGGTGAGGGATATGGAGTGGATTAAATGTAGTGAGAAGATTCCAAACGATACTGAGTTTGTTCTTTGCATTGAAAAACGGGCAGCTTATGGCACTTACGGACAACCATTCGTTTGCTGGCACGATGGTGATGGCTGGGTGGGGAAAACAAATTATCGGCCCACTGTGACCCACTGGATGCCATTACCTGAACCGCCCACCGAGTAATTCCCGATAGCTAATTCCCTGAGTTAGCTATGTGGATACCCTCAATCATCCCTTGATGTTTATTTGCCCGGCTTAATGTCGGGCATTTTTTAGCTGCATCTGAGTAATGGTTAATCAGCCATTAGCCACATGCAATCACAAATAAGGAGTAAGCAATGAGTGAAATTACTGATTTAGTCGTTATTGAGCCAGTCAATGCGCTGGCCGTCTTCAAGTCTGCCGACCAGATTGAAGAAATCCTGCAAAAGGTTGAGCGTGAAGTTATGTCCTTTGTGCCTGATGTTACTACGGCTAAGGGCAGAAAGGAGATCGCTTCTCTTGCGTACAAAGTCGCTCAGACCAAAACATATCTGGATGGGCTGGGCAAGGATCTTGTTGCTGAACTGAAAGAGGTTCCTAAGTTAATCGACGCAAACCGCAAGACAGTGCGCGACCGTCTTGACGCTCTGCGTGATAAGGCCCGGCAGCCATACACTGACTGGGAAGCGGAACAGGAGCGAATCAAGCAGGAAGAAGAGGCGCGTATTGCTGCTGAGAAACTGGCAGCGCAAATCGAATCCGATCATGAATATGCCCTGCTGATGGATAAAGATTTCGACCGTGAGAAGGCCGAGAAAGAGGCGGAGGCCGAGCGCCAGCGCATCGCGCGTGAAGAGGAGTTAAAGCGGCAGGCAGCAGAAAAGGCAAAGCGTGAAGCGGAAGAGGCGGCACAACGTGAAATCGAGGCAGCAGCAGCAAGAGAACGAGTTGCTTTGTTGGCGAAAGAGCGTGCCGAGCAAGAGGCCAAAGAGGCAGCCGAAAGGGCTGAGCGTGAGAAGAAAGAAGCGGCAGAACGTGCTGAGCGCGAAAAGCAGGAAGCTATCGCAGCAGAACAGCGCAAAGCCCAGGAAGAAGCTGATCGCATTCGCCGTGAAGCCGAGGCTAAAGAGAAAGCTCGCCTGGCAGAAGAGCAACGTATTGCAGATGAAGCCTCCGCCCGTGCTGCTAACGAGAAACACCGAAAAGCAATCGGCACAGCCGTGGTTAAAGCTCTGACTGAAGCTACCAGTCTGAGCCGTGAGCAAGCTATTGAAGTTCTCTGTGCACTAAAAGACAACAAAATACCGCATACCAGCATTACCTACTAATAAATCTCATTTAAGGAACCACCCATGATTTACGCAATCGCGGGAGGCACGCGTATGGGTGCCTTCCAGCTAAACGAGTCTCTTCTGGAGCGCATTACCCGTAATTTACGCGCTGGCTGGAAACGGCTGGCAGATATTCTCAATCAGCCAGGAAAGCCATGATGACCATTTTACCCGTTAATGGAACCGTACTGGTTCAGCAAGGTAATCGTGACTTTAACAAGCTCTACGAAGCGTCATTTCCCGACACACAGGAAGGCCTGAAGTCTGCCTATTCGTGGGCATGGGAAATAGCGATGGGCTGGCACGATATTCAGAATGACGACTGGAATAAAACCCATGCTGCATGACTTTAACGATGAAGAATTTATTGCGCTTATTTCTCCCGAAATTGAGGAAGAAGTTGAGCAGCAAATCAATCTGGCAGCGGAACGAAATAATCCGCCGATCACATGGGCAGAGTTTGCAGGAGACTTCACATGAATCTCGAACTTTTAGACGCGCCGTTCCCGGCAGAAGACATTGAATGGCGCATCCAGCAGGCCGGGAAAAGTGGCGAAAAGATATGGGCCAAAGTTCTGGCCTACGTCACCAACAGGGCAATCATGAAGCGCCTTGATGAAGTCTGCGGTAAGGCGGGCTGGCGCAACGAGTACCGCGATATTCCGAACAATGGCGGTGTTGAGTGCGGAATTTCTATCAAGGTCGAGAGCGAGTGGATCACGAAGTGGGACGCAGCTGAAAACACGCAGGTCGAAGCCGTTAAAGGGGGCCGATCGGGGGCAATGAAGCGCGCCGCTGTGCAGTGGGGCATCGGTCGATATCTCTACAACCTGGAAGAGGGTTTCGCCACTGTCTCAACGCAGCGAGTAAACGGCTATCACTATGCTCGCAGCAAGGAGGTAGGGACGTTTTACTGGCAACCACCCGCCCTTCCGGCGTGGGCATTGCCACTGACTGTTTCGTTGAAAACTGAATCAGCGGAATCGATGCGCGAGCCTGTAGAGGCCGAGCACATTCTTGCTGAGTTCTCCGATTACGCCAGCAAAGAAAAAGACATCAAGAAGTTGACTGAGGAATACAAAAAGACCTGGGCGGCACTGAACGGCTTTCCAGATCATCAGGAAAAATGCAAAGACGTCACTGGTATCAGACGTGCGGAACTTACACAACAAACTCAGGCGGCATAAATGGCAAGCAGAGGCGTAAACAAAGTCATCCTCGTTGGCTCACTCGGGAAAGACCCCGAGGTTCGTTATCTTCCGAATGGGGGCGCGGTGGCAAACATGACACTGGCGACGTCCGATTCATGGCGGGACAAACAAACCGGCGAGCAAAAAGAGCAAACCGAATGGCACCGCGTGGTGGTGTTCGGGAAGCTTGCGGAGGTAGCTGGCGAGTACCTGCGGAAAGGCTCTCAGGTTTACATCGAAGGCCAGTTACGCACCCGCAAATGGACAGATCAGTCTGGTCAGGAACGCTACGCCACTGAAATCAACGTCCCTCAGATTGGTGGCGTAATGCAGATGTTAGGCGGGCGTCAGAGCGGTGAGCCGACAGGCGGTCAGCAACAATCCCGACAACCACAACAGCAGCGCCAGAAACAACAGCGCCAGCCGCAGGCCAACAACGAGCCGCCTATGGATTTCGATGATGACATCCCATTTGCACCTGTCGGACTCCCCTTCCCTCGCCACGCTATACACGCACTCTAAATAAATAACCGGAGTCAAAAATGCTCACACCTCAGCAGGTTTTAGCCTGCCTACGGCGGGATAGCCGCAACCATATTACAGAGTCATGGAGATGGATGGGTGACCTTACGGACGTGGCATCCGGCTCCGGTATTTACGAAATGTCTCTGAACGAAATAGACCCCTATTACGCAGGCTGGTCAACGCTACTGGAATACCAGTATCACATCATCCACCCGGTAACACTCAAGACCATCATGGACCAACTGGATAAGGAGTCATGGGGAGACGGGGCGCTTGGAGGCGTCGTTTACCGGATTAAAGAAGGTTACTCATCATGACTGGTCAATCCTACAACCCTGATATATCCCCTAACGAATTAATAGCCCGCCACAGAGTAACGCCTATGCCAGACAAATCGGAGTTACTCAAACGCCACAGCCTTCCCGGCCCGGATGATAACCGCTACATCAGCCTGATGATTAAAGGAGTGCGGAAATGACAGATAACAATAAGCACCTGGTTCGTGTCGGACACGAATTTGCGGCGGCAATGAGTGACGACACGCCGATCATCACGATTGCGAAGATGGTCACAGAGCTTGCATCTGCGCTGGACGTGCAGAGTGCGCGTAGTGATGCGCTGGCGGCTGAACTGAAGAAAAGCAAGATTGACGCCGAATGTTACAAGCATGGTATGGAGCAGTCGAATAAACGACTGACAGAAATTGCAGCAGAGAATGCGGCTCTGAAGTCTGGGCAGTTATTTTTCATGTACAGCGATGAAACTGGTTTTGAGATTCACAAAAGCCAAGAAAGAGCAATCGCATCAGCTAAAGACATGATTGCTGTATGTCGAGAAGAAGCAGTCCAAGACGGATGGCCTGAAGATGCTGACACCATCTGCTGGGGCGTGATTATGCAAAAAGCGATAGAGACAAATTTCGAAAAACCATCTGAGCAAAATGGCTGGATTGGCTGGTCTGAATACAATCTTAACCCTGAATTAGAAACCCCAGCCACGGACGCATGGCTGAAAGAAAAGCGGGCGGTGGGTGCGGCTCAGGTCGAAGCCAATTTACGGGCTTGCCATGAAGAGTTCCCCGAATCATCACGGGACATCGTAGACGAGTGCATCCAAATCGCTGCCAATGTCGCAGCACAGCTTCGCGGGAGCCAGGTATGAGCATGACAGCAGAACAACTGGCGCAACTGCAACCCTCTTTGGACTCGATGCTTCGCGCTCATGAGGCGTTTTACAGCACTGACAATGTGCGTGAGGCAATGCTGAAGGCATACCGGATCATGCTTGCTGACGCGCTGAAAGTCGCGGGTGTCAATTTAACGGTGGATGGGTGAGGGATATGGCAGATACAACAGCAGAATGGAGCTTCTCCCTCGATACTGAGTGCCCTCTGTGCCAGCACCGTTTCGACTTGCGTCATGAGCTTGTTGATAACGCATCGCCAATCGAGGCTTGCGAAACGGGCACGGTGGCAACCCTTAATTACGAAACAGCATGCCCGGAATGCGGACATGAATTCACCTGCGAATTTATTTACTGAGGCTAACCATGACAATCAACGAACGCGTATCAGATGAGCGCATCGCGAATCTAATCGAAGTGCTGAGCTTTTATTCACCAGAAGATAAGCACCTGGCTAACAATGAGTCAGAGCTGGCGTCAGCGCTACGCGAGCTACAGCAGTACCGCGCCGCCGCTGAGCCTGTTTGCCCGAAATGCCGCGGTACAGGCATGGCAGATAGCGGTGGCGTTCAACCGTGGGGAGAGCCAATTTTTATTGAATGCGACTGTCACGCAGCACCACAGTTACCGCTGCCAGCGGTGGTTCCTGATGCGATAGAAATTGATGATGACTTTGACAGCGCGTTTGAGCATGGAAAAGCAGTCGGCTGGAACGCCTACCGCGCCGCCATGCTTCAGGGTGCCGAACAGGTAAGCCAGCCTTACACGTTGCCTGCGGATTATCTGCAAGGTCATAAAGACGGCTGCGAGTGGTCCGCCCTAATGGCAGAAGCTAATCATCCGCAAACCGGAGACTGGCTGTTTGACGACCCTATTGAACTGGCGAAAGCTATTCGCAAAGGCCCGGATATTCTGCCAGCAGCACCGAAGCAGGAGGCTGAATGATGCACACAGTTGAATTGACTAACGCGGCGCTGGTATTCACCGACGCAGCAACCGGTCAGGGTTATCTTCGCGTTCTGAACGAGTGGGAAGCCAAACTGGTTTCTGCACAGCTTACAGCGCTGGATGATGGCGAAATGAAAGCCGCCCCCGTTCACCCGTTTGAGATTCGCAAGATGAAACCGGGCGGTGAGTGATGCCTGAATCAGCAACGAATACAGCCCGCTTCGGCGGGTTTTTTATTGCCTGGAGATAACCAATGAGCGAGATATCTTTCATCACCCCTAATGAATGGGTTACTGAGCAAAAGCTGATTGAACTGACCGGTTTACGCCCGGGAACTATTGAGGCGGCCCGAAGAAAATCATGGTTGTTAGGCCGGGAATATTTGCATGTATCGCCAGACGGAGTGCCTAAGCCTACCAGCGAATGCATGTACAACCGCAAAGCTATCGACCAGTGGGTGGAAAGCTTGAAGAAGAGACAGCCAGGTGCGCGACAATGACTAACGGTTTATGCTTAACGCGCTCTTGGACGTCGGGAGGGAAGAATGGCATACCCAACAGGCGTTGAGAACCACGGAGGAACGCTCCGCATATGGTTCATGTATAAAGGCGTCAGGGTCAGGGAAAGCCTTGGCGTTGTGGATACGCCAAAGAATCGGAAGGTGGCTGGAGAGTTACGCGCATCGGTTTGCTACGCCATTAAGACAGGACGTTTTAACTATGCAGCGCAGTTTCCTGAGTCTGCAAACCTTCAGCGATTCGGCGAGGACAGAAAGGAAATAACCGTCACTGAACTGGCGAAGAAGTGGCTTGAACTGAAAAGCATGGAAATTACCACTAACGCTCTGTCGCGGTACAAATCAATCGTCAGGAATATGGTGCCAAGGATTGGCGAGAAAAAACTGGCGTCGGCGGTAAGTCAGGAAGATTTGCTGTTTATAAGGAAGGAGCTTTTGACGGGGTATCACACCCTGAAGAAAGGACAGCGAACGCCGGTTAAAGGACGCTCTGCACGGACGGTGAATAACTACATGATGGTGATGTCTTTCATGTTCCAGTTCGCTACCGAAAGTGGGTATATAAATAAGAACCCGTTTGATGGCATCGACTTTCTGAAGAAGGCGAAGTCCGTTCCGGACCCGCTAACCCGGGACGAGTTCGTAAGACTCATTGATGCCTGTTACAACCAGCAGATAAAGAATTTCTGGTCACTGGCAGTGTATACAGGGATGCGTCATGGCGAGTTGTGTGGGCTGGCGTGGGAGGATATCGACCTCAAAGCAGGAACGCTTATGGTCAGAAGGAATCATACGCTGACAAAGGAGTTTACACTGCCAAAAACGGATGCAGGCACTGACAGGGTTATCCATCTGATCCAACCGGCAATTGATGTTCTTAAAAGCCAGGCGGAAATGACGCGACTCGGTAAACAGCATCAGGTTGAAGTGAAATTGCGGGAGTATGGCCGGACAACCACTCACCCCTGCACTTTCGTCTTTAACCCACAGGCTACTGTAACAAACGGGATCGCCGGCCACCATTACGCTGTTGGCTCTGTAGCTCAGAGTTGGGAGTCAGCAATGCGGCGAGCAGGTTTGCGTTACAGGAGAGCATACCAGTCACGACACACTTACGCATGCTGGTCATTAACCGCAGGAGCAAACCCGAACTTCATCGCGTCGCAAATGGGTCACACAAATGCGCAGATGGTGTATCAGGTTTATGGTGCATGGATGTCGGATAACAATGCGGATCAGATTGCCATTCTGAACCAGAAATTATCTGACTTTGCCCCACCCATGCCCCAGGCGGTAGGATCGTAA